TTGTATAGAATACCAAATCTTCTAATAGTGTAACTGTACGAATGAATTTGTTACCATTAAAGTAACCTGAAATTGTTGCTTCTAGATCTGTCTTGAAATACGCTTTCATCTATGAACTCCTAACGTTTCCAATAGAATATTTCGATTCTAAATGCCAATCACGTTTGTCGCGGTGTGAAATAATTTTGATATGACGAAGAGTTGTCTTTTCTTCGGCCTTACTCGGATCGACAATAGTTAAAAGTCCCCAATCTGATAATAAAGTAGTGATTGAATTTCGGCGGGATGCATCGTCTAGAGTAAAGTTAGAAGGCTTTCCATCTAACATGAATAACTCTTTAAAGTGAACAATAAAATACCTTCCTTGTTTATGAAGTATATGACAACTCTGATATAGAGTATTGTGCTCTTTCTTCGAAGAAACACCTATTCGCGTAAGAGTTTCTTTAATTTTAAGGAAGTCATCCGGTTCGTCTAGAGATATCTCTAACATGTCGGCCGGTGTCCATGAGACTAATTCTTGTTCAATCATAGTTGCAATATTATAGTTACATCGTAAAGATAGTATTTATAATATTACAAGTTTTGACTATCGTGTTCCTCCTTTATCTAAAGAGTTTCTTAGCTTCTTTAATGCAGTTGGAGTAAACAAACTATAGACCTGTTCAGCTTTCTCATACGAATAGTTATATGCTTCTTGAATTAGCTTAATATCTGCAGGATCTTTTGCCTTCTTTGCCCATTTCGTAAAGCGTTTTCGAGGGCGTATAGTAGTCCTTAGAAAATCGTATTGCATTTTCGCAGGAAGACTATGCCGCATGTTCATTTCATTCGCGAATAGAATAGTATCATTGAACTGCGACAGCCCGCGGTTTACAATAAATGGCACATATTGCTTACACGGAGAATCGGCGCTTAACGCGACTTCGCTATCATCAGCTTTACAATCCTTTAGAAGGCTTGGGCTAGAAGTGTTGATACTCTTTAGAAAGTCAAATGGTGTTAGTTTGTCGGCCATAGTTTTTCAAAGTAATAGTGAACGAATGTCATAACAAACGAAATAAAAATACCGAACGCTGTAACGTGCCAATCACCAAACCAAATTCTGCCCATAAGCGAGCATAGTACAATCGACAATATGCGCCAAGCAATTATTTTTGTTGTTATTTCCATGTTGATGATGCCATGATTTCAGTTAAGCATGCAACGATATTCAATTCTCTGTCACTTACAAATGCTGCTTTATATTGATAGTCAGCGAGAATAATGATGATGCTTGGGATCGATTGGCCTTCAGCATAATCATATAACGAGTCATAGATCTTTCTAAATATGACAGCTGAATCAACATCTGAATTGTTCGTAACCCAATTTCGCATACTCTTAAAGTCTTTAGTCTTTAGGTGGGCAATAAGTTGAGCCACACTTTGATCAGACATACCAACTAGAATATCTGGAGTGATCTCTCCTGCAGACGAGTATCGCTGACATTCATTTAACACACGTCTCCAATCTGGAGCATAGCGCATGATGAGTTCAGCAATTACTTTATCGTTATACGTAATGCCTTCAGTCTTTAGAATATCTTGAAGTCGTTTCATAAACAGCGCAGCGAGACCAGCTAACTGTTTCTTATTCGTATTGAATTCAATTACAGAACAACGAGAATGAAGTGGTTCGATAATACGATTCTTGAAATTGCATGTAAGAATAAATCGGCAATTCGAACTAAACTCCTCGATGAAACCACGAAGTGCTGGTTGCGTCGACTGTGCGTTAAGATAATCAGCTTCGTCAAGAATAACTACTTTGTACTTTCCACCATGTAAAGACACAGACGAAGCAAACTGTTTGATCTTAGAACGAAGAACATCGATTCCACTTTCCTCAGATGAATTGATAAGTAAGTATTCGAGATCCAATTCATGACATAGCGCTCGTGCGACAGTTGTCTTACCTAACCCTGCAGTTCCTGACAACAACATATTATGCAGTTCGCCGTGCTTTACAATATCAGTAAATGTTGCCTTTAGTGATTCGGGAAGAATGCATTCGTCAATTGTTTTTGGACGGTGGCGCTCGACCCAGAGAAATTCGTTTTCATTTTTATTCATAATATATTATACCAAATGTGTGTAAGTAAGTAAAGCCTTTTGTACTACGCTAAAAGATCCCTCTGTCTCAATCACAGAGGGATCTTTGTATTAATAACCTATAGCGTATTATGCTTTAGCATCATCAGACTCAGCTGGTGCTTCTTCTTCTGGCTGAGGCGTATGGTATTGTACGAACGCATTCAGTCGATCGCGGACTGTACCAACCGAAGTTAGTTCCTCGCCCTTAAACGCTCCTCGTTGAGAAGCTACATCAATAATTTGTAGCATTGCTCGGAAGTCACCGATATTTACATCTGGTGCTGTAGGTTCATCTTGTGTTTCTGGGAGAACTTGCTCCTCTGTGGTTGTTTCTTCACTCATATATGATATTATTATTTGGTTGTGGATGTCTTTTCGAGAGCGATCCAATATTTCACTGAAGTGTTATTTATACACTCCCAGTTCGAAATTAGTTTAGAACTTACTGCTACTTTATAATCGCCTGGAATAAGCTTAAGGTTGGCAATAAGGAATTGATAATCGTATGCATCATCAGAACTAGCGCTACACACTTTATGCGAATAGACATTAGCTGATGAGTTGTTAGGATCCTTTACTTGTAGATATACGGCGTCGTCTCCATGTTCAGTTGTGATTGATACAACTGGATGATTCAGTGCACTACCTGCTCGACGGATTTGTGCGATGTCGTCTGCGGTGAGATTGACTTCGACATCTGTTGGTGGCATATTCACTTCCTTTTCTGGAGAAGTCAAAATGCTAGTGTCAGCATATCGATATGTGAGCGTTGCATTGTTTGATTTAATGCTAACGTCATTATCACCAAATTCAAAGTCAGGATCTTCGATCAATGAGAGCGCAGAGAGGAACTCATTCAAATCATAGATGCCAACCTTCTTTGGAAAAGATTCTGAAACAACTGCTGCTGCCATAATATTTTTAGCGTCAGCGATTGTTGATAGCTTGTTACCTTCAGAAATAACAAGATTAGGATTGATTGCCGAAAAATTCTTCAGCACTTCGAGGGTTTCTTTACTGATTTTCATAATATATATTATATCTTATTTTTGTTGTTTTGTAAATAACTAAATTCAAGCATGAACATCATACAACAAATAGCATGTGCTGAGTGATGAAGGCCTGTCTCATTGTCATGTGTTTCTCCTCTTTGAATAGCCCACATGTGTCGTTGAGCTGCAGCAAAATATCGTTCATTGAGATTCTCGAGTTCGAGCCAATTGTTTCTGTCATACTTTTGTGCTCCATATGTTAGTACACTCGCAACGTCGTCAAGAGCGTGTGGAGGTATTAGACTATAGTCTGGTTTGTTGTTGTCGTATTTTATTCCGTTCATGGTAGTGTATATTAAAAATGGTGCCTATCTCCTTCACCAACCAACCACGGAAAAAAAGGAGATAGGACTTTTTGTTATGACTTGCGGTCTCCACCGCAAATTCTTAAAATGGTGGTTCTTCTTCTGGTATAATTTCGCCCTCGATCACGATCTCTCCGTCTTCAGTGAGTTGGCTCTCGTCAATCTTGGTATAGAGATCTAAGAACGCTGTTCGTGTTTCGTCGTCGAAGCGGCTGATGCACTTGTTGATCGACTTCATACGATCCTCAAAGATTGAGTAGCATTTTGAGATATGGCATAAACGGCGGGTGGAAATTACTTCATCGACACCATCAGCCTCAAACGTTTTGCGAATTACATTCGACCACGCGATTAGCTTATCAGTGAATTCCTCGTCTTCGACACCGAATTTTGACATGTGAGCTGAAACAATCTTCTTCTCAATTGTTGGCTGAGGGAATGGCTGATCAACTACACACACGAATCGTTCGAGGAATGCATCATCGATAATAGATGCTGCAGTGAATCGACCATCGTCTGATCCACGACCTTTAGTATTCGCGGTTGCAATGACATTGAATCCATCAGCAGGTCGAACCACTTCTCCAGTTTTCTTAAGGAGAATTGGATTGCCTTCGAGCACACCTTGAAGACACATGATCTTGTTGGTGGAACGATCGATCTCGTCGATCAAGAGAATGCAACCTCGTTCCATTGCCTTTACGACTGGACCTTTTTGGAAAACGGTTTCTCCATCAATAAGACGGAAGCCACCAATTAAGTCGTCCTCATCGGTTTCTGGAGAGATTTGAACTCGTACGAATTCGCGTTTGGCTTTCGCACAGGCTTGTTCAACCATCATGGTTTTGCCATTGCCTGAGAGGCCTGAAATATATGTTGGAAAGAACATGCCAGACTTGATGATCTTCATGATGTCGTTATACTCTCCCCACTTGATGTAGGTAGGATCTACTGTAGGCACATACACCTCGTCACTTGAGACAGATGATACTCCGCGTAGAGCTACTTTATTCTCAATGATGCTGCTCGCGATTGGAGCTTGGATCGAAACTGGAGCTGCTGTGAATGAGTACACTCCTCTAGATATCTTGTGCATCTTACGAATGATCTTATACGCATCAGCGTGGTTTATACCATTCTCAGCTGCGGCGGTGAGAATGTCTTGATTTCGAAAGGAGGACTTACCAGTCTCCTTGAGCATTTCTGTGAGTTTTTCTATTGTCATAATCTTATTGGTTGGTTATAGGTCTATTATACTATATTTGAGGTATATTGTAAATGGTTTTATGTTCTTGGCTATCAGTAACTTGTAAAATTTGATATAAAGGTTGCTAGAAAATTGTGAAATTAAGCAATTGTTTCAGCGAACTTTGTCATGATAATCCGATTTTGACGGTTTTTGACGTTGTGTTTCGCGAATTCACGAGCTAACTTGGATTGTTCACCGCGGGAGTCAGATAGAGATTTGTCAGTATTTGGCTTATAGGCGAACTCCTCATCTTTGATCTTGATATCTGAATTGAGAAGGAAGTACGAATCATAACCAAAGCAGTTCAGTGCATTAAAGAAGCCATCCTTATTATATTGCTTTATCCACTTTTTGGTGGTATCGCTATAGTGCAGTTCTTTTGCTGATGAGAATGCCATACCTCGAAGGTGTTTTACGGCTGCTGATTTACATGAGGGTAAGTACCATCCAATAGTTGTTGCTCCAGTGATATCGCCTAGCATCTTGGTTAATACTGGTGTTGTTGCAGTCCGTGGAAGACTGTATTGCTTTCCTCCAACAATTGTCATAAATGATGGTGCGCAATAACGAACATTAGCAGGGAAGCACGAGTGTGATTCGCCATCAGTGAGGAAAATCACATTTGTCTTTTGGACACTGTGCTTTTTGTTGAACTTCTTTACCACATGGTGTGCTGCCATCAATGCAGCGTTTAATGGTGTACCGCCGAGGTGTTCGAACGGTGATAGACCATGCTGAGAGAATCTGCCAGCATTTGAGAAGGAGATCTGATTGACCACTTGATCAAACGCTATTTTGTATTCTGCTTTTGACATATTACTCGAGAACAAGTTGGCAAGAACTAGATCCTTCATATCAAATTCATATTCAGACTGGCCAACATCGGAGCCGTCAAGAGAGTAGTTAGAAGTGAATGAATAAACTTCGAATGGAATACCAACCTTCTTGCAAAAGTGTACCAAATTGAGTGTATGCTCAAGGACGTCTCTGAGTACGTGACTCATTGAGCCAGAGTAGTCAATAAAGAAGATCATTCCGTGGCTTTTAGCATCTGCCAACTTCATCGTTGTTTGGAAGATTTGATCATCGTACTTGTATTTGTGTAAATTGTTGACATCCAAAGATCCACGACGAGATTCTTGTGCTCTTGAATATTGGTATGAAGCCTTACGACGTTCGAACTCGCGGACGAGAACTCCAACTTTCTTATTGAGATTCTTCTTAAATTCGATTGAGCGAGTAGCGACCAATTCTAAATACTTTTTATCATATGATTCAGGATCTCCGCTCGTGTTTGATCGTTGTGAAAGCACTGTCTTGTATGGGATGATGTGCTTTTCGATAGTGGTCTTTGTAGGCCATAGACAAATTGCTGGAGTACGATTGCGACCGTACATATCAGTTTCTTGTTCTTCAATCGCATTTTCATCAAAAGACTTCATAGTCTCAGATTGATTAGTGAGATCGATATCCTCACCGTTTGAGTCAGATTTCCCAGATGCACCTTCACTTGCTGATGGTGCTGCTGAATCTGGTTCTTGATTAGACCGTACTGTTTCAGTTTCTTCAGTAGAGCCATCGTCTTCTAATGCATCGTCAACCTCTTGAGTAAAAGATTCTTCGCCATCGTCTTCAACATTATCAGCACCAAAGTCGTCTGAGGGGTCAAAGAAGTCGGCCCACTCGTTTGGCGACTCGTTCATTGGAGTGTCTTCAGAAGTTTCGTCGCTATCACCTTTAGATTGTTCTTCTTCAGTTGATTGCTCGTCGTCTTGAGACTGTTCCTCTTTCTTCTGATCATTCATGAACTTCTTCACTTCGTGATAGAGCTTAACAACATCGTCAAAGGTTTCGGCCTGAAGGCAGCGATTGTAAATGTCTTCCTCGATAGGATTAAGAGGCACATCAATAAATGGTCCGACTTTAGCACGAAGATTCAAGCGATCTAAAAATGATAGCGCTGTAATATCTTTATTAGCTGTGTCAAAGAAGTCGGCTTCAACAAGTTCCTTATATGCACCGTTGAAAATACGAGGCATACCAGCATACTTCAGTTTGATTAGACGCTCGATACGAATGTCTTCGATGATATTGAGAATATCGAAATTGCCACGACCTTCTACAGCAATGAACTTTTCAAATTCTGCGTGGTCTGTATAAAGAGCATGTGAAACTTCGTGGCCTACAAGCATGTCATATACAACCTTACCTTTGTCTTTCCAAACTGGAAGGCCAAGCACACGATTCTTAACGTCAAAGTACGCGGTCGATAAGGACTTACTGTGAGTGACAGTAATGTTCTCTGTAGCCAATAGCTTGGCCAGAGAAGACTGGTTTTGAAGGTCGAGTATTTTTTCCATAACTTATTTAGTGGGTGGTTATGGATCTATTATACCCTATTTGAGCATCAATGTAAACCTTTGTATATCGTTATGTACCAATCACTTATGCACTTTTCTATATAGAATGTGAAAAACTCACAAAATTAGAGCCGTCTTTGCTTGAACTATGATCGAGTCGAAGCTTCCATATCGCATACTTAAGCCGTATTGAGCCTTAAATGCTGGTGCGAGAGTGTTCTTAAAATACGACTCAAAGATCTCACTATCGGTTTGGTTTGGATCTGCCTTCCCCCGGGCGCGGGCGAGCGCGATTATATTATTAGCGGTGTCGTTTCTGTAATTATCCATCTTTCTTAACTTGACTGAAGTTATTCACCTTCTCGAATTCAATCTTACGGGGGAACTTACCATCGAGTACATCCTTCTTATGAGATATGATAAAGACATTCGAATCTTTCTTAAGGCTATATAAAATCTTAAGGAGATTGTCTACTCCATCGACATCGAGAGACGAGTCGAATGTTTCATCAAGAATCAAGAGGTTTGTGTTAGTAGAATTCTTTAGTTTAGCGATATGTCGCCATGCAAAGAGTAATGCTAAATCAATCCTCGACTTTTCACCTTCTGAGAAAGAGGCATAACTAAACTCATCGCGGTGGCGAGATCGTATCGTTTCGTTAAATGACTCATCTAAATCAAACTTCACGAAGAAGTCTAGAATGTTGAGATACTTATTGATTAGATTATTCATTATCGGAAGATACTGACGAATGATCTTAGTCTTAATTCCAGTGTCTTTCAACAGTTCACCAATTGCATCATAATACGAACGAGTCTCTAACTGTTTGGACTTATTATCAAGCGTATCGTTATAGTGTGCTTTTCGCGAATCGAGTTCTAGAGTTGCTGCAGCAGTATCAGTAAGCTCGTCTGTTATATCGTTCTCCTTTTGAAGATCAGAAATCTGTGCTTGTAGATTGCCTATGAGTCTTTGATTCGAACTAATATCAGACTGTATACTTTGAACGTTAGCATGATTAGCTCGAATAACACTAAGCTTTTCTGAGGCATCTGTGATATTAACATCTAATTCCTTTAGTCCTTTACTTAGATCTTTCGCTGTGACAGCAGCTTCAGCGTGTTTATGCTCTTTTAGCTCTGATGATATATTCTGCTCGCAAGTTGGGCAAGAGTTGTTTGTTTCATAGAATTTTGCATGCTTTACCACATCACCAATCTTTGAATTGATTTGGATCTTATACTCAGTCATCTTATCTAATTTAGATTGCGCCTTTTCTAGTTTAGAAAGTAAAGGACTGAGTTGCTCTGTATAGCTATCATTCAACGATGCATTACGTTTTTCAAGTAGTTCGATCTCCGACTGGAGAGAATCGATCTTCTTCGACGCCTTTGTTGAACGTTGGATATCGATATTCTGAAGATCACTAATATGTTTAGATTGTAATGTGATCTGTTCTTTAATGATATTCAATTGATTATCAGTATCGAGAATATCACTCTTTAGTTTAGAGAAACGCTCTTTAGTGAGCATATTCATTTTTGTAAAGATGCCGATGTCCAATAGATCTTCAATCACGCTACGACGTTGGTATGATGGAAGCTGCATAAAGGGAATGAAGTTTCCCGATCCTAATACAACTACCTGGTGAAATGATCGATGGTTCAGTTTGAGAATGTTCATCTCTAGCACCTTCTGATAATCACGTGAGTGAGACTCTTGATTGAGCATCACGTCGTTATGATAGATCTCAAAGATGTTCGGCTTCATACCACGAATTACGCGATACCTGTTTGAACCAAGAGAGAACTTAACTTCTACTAGCAACTGCTTATTGTTAATGCTGTTGACTAACTGAGGTCGATTAATGTTTCGGTGTGGCTTTCCAAATAGTGCATACGAAATAGCATCAAGCATTGTAGATTTGCCAGCACCATTTGCACCTACTACAAGAGTGGCACTATCCTTATTCAACTCAATGACTGTTGGTTTGTCACCCGTCGATAAGAAGTTTTTGTATGATATAGATTCAAAGAGTAACATTATATAGATTCAAGCTGGTGTGCTTCGACGAATAATTCTTGTAGCATAGTTTTTAGTTTATCAGGGTCGAGATCTGTTTCTATAGAGTCAACATAGGTATTAAGTAATGTCGGTGTATCGGTTGTTGATATATCGTCATCGCTTACATTTTCACCAGTGTATTCTTCGAATGTTTCAACGATTTTTACTTCGAAGGGTTCATACGATTGAAGGCGATCAATAAACTTGTCAAACTCATATAGGTCTTTTTTAGATACTACTACAACTTTAACATAAGATCCTTTAATCTCATTTCGTGTAATAGTCTCTGTCTCTGTATCATTATACCTTATTCTGCGAAAAAGTAAATACTTATTTCTTACTGGAGTTAACTCGCGAGTTTCAGTGTCTAGGATGTGGAAGTATTTAGGATCACCAGCATCAGACCACGTCAATTCCATCTGTGTACCAAGGTAGTGTATGTTGCCCTGTGTCGATTTGGTGTGGTAGTGTCCAGATAATACCATCTCATAGCGAGAAAATAGACTTGAGTTTAATCCGTGAGATGCTACTGGCAATCCTTTACCCATTACAAATCCCTGTAGTTCTAAGTGTGAAAGAATGATAGGCGATTTTGAAGTCGCGATGAACTTTGTGCATTCATCATAGTTATCTTGTGTCATCCACGGCAAGAATCCTATACTTAGTCCATCGAAATCTTTATCGATTGGATTCATATGAATATGGACACGATCAGAATATTGACCAAGCACTTGTTCTAAAGAATTGAGTTCATTAGTGTTCTTATAGTATACGTCATGATTGCCACAAATAATATCCATTGTCATGTCATACTCATAGAGTTTCGAAATGAAGGCATCGAATGAATGCTGCATGACTTTATAATTGACGAACTTTCTATGATCAAAGTAGTCTCCAGCGTGCAGCACATGTTTGATATTGTGTTCTAGACAATATGGAAAGAATACTTCAGAAAAGAACTTACTTGAATAATCCAAGAAGATTTGTGAACCGTTCTTTACACCAAAATGCGTATCATTTAAGATTGCTAACTTACTCATAATATAAAATGCCTCTAAAAGAAGAGTTCGATTCCGCCAGATTTACCCTTTGTCTTTCGTTCTTTCTTCTTTAACTCTTTACCAAAATCCTTAATAGCATTATCTTTCTCTCTAATTCGCATAGACTTATTTCTAATAGAATCAACAACGTTGTCTGAGCTAGCAACACTAATATGAGAACCAAAGTCAGCAAATGCATCTGCACCAGCATAGGTGATATAACGCTCTTTGATATCTTGTTGTTTTTTCTCCTTTGCGATACGACGAAGGAATGCAAAATATGTGATTTGAGTGAAGTAAGCAAAGGCATTTGGCAATCCAGTACGAGTTGCCTTTTCGACATCATAATTCATAATAGCCTTCACACAATTCTCAGCTGCGTCCATTACCATCTCTTCGCGATATGTATAACCAATGAAGTTTGGTTTATGAGATAGCCCATTGCAGATCTTTAAGAAACATTCACCAATGTAGTTTGTTATCATTGGTTCCTTAGAACCAGCTTCACGGGCTTCGTTAACACTACATACATAATCAACTACAGCTTGTGAGAATTCTTTATTGTTTACGTAATGCTCTTTGGCGCGCCGTACTCTCTTCGTCTTAGGATTCATTTTCATAATATATATTATACCA